CGGAATACCTAACGAACCATCGGAAAGCAAGCCTGAGTCTATTACCGTGTTTTCTTTCGTAGACAGAGCTCCTAAAGGCTCTACTACCTACGAAACCTATGATCCTATAGAACACCTAAACTTATGGCTGGTGTATCAGAAGTACTGGTGCGATCATAAACCCAGTGTGACTATAGATTATACCGACACTTCTTTCTTAGATATAGGTCAGTGGATATATAATCATTGGGACGATGTATCGGGAATTTCTTTTATGCCAGCAGACACCAGTGTATACAGTCAGAAGCCTTTCGAGGCTATTACTGAAGAAAAGTATTTAGAAATATCTAGCCTTATCTCCCATTCTATAAAATGGAGTGACCTAGAAAAATACGAAAAAGAAGATACTACTATTAGCTCACATAGTCTAGCCTGTGTTGGCGGATCTTGCGAAGTAGTAGATATATTAGGAGAATCATAATGAGATCACAAACTATTAAAAGTGTTTATACCAGATGGGATTTAAAAGGAAGAATAACGGATGCAGAAATGCGTCTTATTTTAACCGATATAGAAAATCGTCTAACAGAGATGGAGAAAGTCTATGAAAAAACAAGAACAGCCAAGAATAGAAGCGTCCCTAGTGGAGTTTCTACAAAAGAAGTGTCCTCAGATTGAGTATAAACAAGGCTGTAATGTAGAAAGTTTTTTACACGATGCTATCTTTAGAGCGGGACAACGCAATGTCGTTGCTATATTAGAACGAATGTTAAAACAGCAGGAGAGGAGATAGTTTATGTTTGGTTTTATTGGCGATTTTTTTGATGACGTAAGCGACTTTGTGGACGATACTATTGATGATATAGGCGACTGGGTAGACGATGCTGTTGATTGGGTAGGCGATACAGCTGATGACATAGGAGAATTTGTCAGCGATATTGATGAGTGGGTAGAAGAAGAAATATTTGGAGCCCCTTCAGAAGAAGAGATCGCTGCTTATGAAGCAGAGATGTTAGCGTTACAGAATAGGGAGTACCCTCAATACGAAGGAGATGATGCCAGTTCACTGAGGAGGCAGCGAAAAGAAGATTTAGCTGTTGCTAACGACGATATAGTCAAAGAAGGTTTAGATTATATGGCTATGCTATCTGATAGAAGCGGAACAGGTGTCGCGAAACTTGGAGGAGTTCCTCGTAGAATGTCCTCCCCTAGACAGAAATATAAAACATTTAACGCCCCTTTATTAGGGCAAAACAGGCCCGGACAAGTATATTAAAGGAGAGAAAAATGAGTATTTACATTCCATCATCTGAACCAAATTATGAACAGGTGTATCGCACCCTTCCTACAGTCGAGAAAGAAGAACCTCTGTTCTTCCCCACTGGAAACCCTCCTGTTATCGATGAGGACGATCCTTTTATAATTCCGGTTAATATTCCCTATCAGCACGATGTTTCTCCTCGGAAATATGACGTGGGACCAATAGGAATAGTAGATGAGGATGGTCCTATTCCCCCTGATATGCCTCCGAGTTTTCTTGATAATTACAATACTGGTTCTGATCTTGAATTTGGAGGCATCCTCGAAGTCCTCGATCGAATATGGAGTGATATATGGGACTGGGACTGGGCTGGTTGGGACGAGCCTCCCGGTAGAGGCACTAGTACCGCAGCGGCTCAGTCTACACCTGTTACTCCACAACCTTCAGTAAACCTTGTGGGCGGCGTTCCACAAACACGTAGTTTAAAAAAGAAATTAAGTAAAGCTAGCAGCGCTCGTAAATCTTCTGTTAAAAAAAGGATGAAAAAAAGCGTTACAAAAAAAGGAGGGCTTAAATAATGGGCGGTATATTTGGAGGACCTGATTACTCAGCTATGATGGCTGCACAGATGAAGGCAGCGGAAGAAGCGGAGAATCGTGCAGATATAAGAGCTAAGAAAGACAGAGAAGAAGCTCGTGCTTTAGCACAGCAAGATAAAATGGCTGATTTAATGGCTGCTAAAAAAGCAGCATCGAACACTCGAAAAGAAACTAAAGATACAATGAAACAGCTAAAGAAAACTGAAGAAGAATCAGCAGCTACAGCGGAAGCAGTAGCTGATGCTCCTGCATTAGATAGAGACGCTCAGCTTACGAACATGTTCGGAGCTCTCTTGTCTAATTTCATGGGGTCTAAAAAAGGCAAACCAACAAAATCGTTTAATAGCCCTAGACCTGGTTCATTAAAAAATAGGATTAAATTCTCTAATAAGAATAGCTAACTAAAATGGAATCAACAAACAATTCTTTTAGGTTTAATATACTAGATGGGCTAAGAACAAGCAAGCTTGAGAGAGCTAGGGAATGTTCTGAACTAACTATTCCTAGTATTCTCCCTCCCTTAGGGTGGACAGAGCAACAATCGTTGCCTCAGCCTTATAGTTCTACAGCCAGTAAAGGTGTTACAGCTATGTCTAGTAGAATGTTAAGTGCTTTATTTCCTTTAAATGATTCTCCCTTCTTTAAGTTTACATTATCTTCGGGAGAGAATGCTGATCAAGAAGTTACAACATATCTCGAGACTCTCAGTCATCAGGTATATACTAAGATTTCTGCGGCTAACTTAAGAGAAACAGCTTATCAAGTAATCCAGCACCTTATTACAGTGGGAGATGTATTGCTTATAATGGACGATGATTTTACTTTTCGTATAATCAGATTAGATAACTATACTTGTCGTAGAGACGTGTACGGTAACCCACTAGAACTAATCTTCATAGAGTATCAAGCTTTAGAGGAAGAAGTGAATAGTTCTTCTACTGCTAGCACCTCTTCTCTATCCATGGACGAGAAGAAAGGTTATAAAAAAATATATGTAAGAGTGTTAAAAGAAGAAGAAGCTTGGTCAGTAGAGAAACAAGATAGTGATGGTAATGTTATAGATAAGGGAGAATACAAAGTAAGTCCTTATATTCCTTTACTATGGACAAGAGTTCCCGGAGAAAACTACGGACGCTCTCATGTAGAGGATATTATCGGAGATATAAAAACATTAGAAGCTTTTACAGAAGGTCTTATCAACGGTGTGGCAGCTTCTTCCGTGTTCTGGATGGGAGTAGATCCAGCAGGTATGACGGAAATAGATGATATAGCAGGAAGCCAGTCAGGTAACTGGGTACCAGCTAGAGCGAATGAAGTACATACAATCTCTCCCGCAAATACTATGTCTCCTCAAATACAATCTACTCAACAAGGTGTCGAAATATTAAGACGAGAGATAGGGAAAGCTTTTCTTATGGACTCGGCAAGTATGCCGACAGGTGATCGAGTTACTGCGACAGCTGTACGTATGATAGGACAAGAATTAGAACACGTTCTCGGAGGAGCGTTCTCTGCTCTTGCTCGAGAAATGATGAAACCTATCGTTGAACGTTCCATGTTTCTTTTAATGTCTACTGGAGACATAGACGAGAGGTTAAAAGAAATGTTTACAACAGATGGGTTATTAGATATATCTATCGTGACTGGTTTACAGGCATTGAGTAGGGATACAGATCTCCAGAAACTAATGCAAATGGGTGAAATGGTAAGAAACCTTCCTGAACAAGCTGCAGCTTCCTTTAGATGGGATGCTTACGGTAAAGCTCTGATCACGTCATTAGGATTCTCTCCTGATGAATGGGTAAAAGCTGAGGAAGAAGTCCAACAAGAAATGGTAGCTCAACAACAACAGCAGATGGATATGCAAACAAGACAACAACAACAATTAATGGGACAACAAGCAGCTATGCAAGCAGCGCAGCAGCAAGCGTCACAAGAAATGCAGCAACTAGCATAGGAGTTAAATTATGGGAGCAATTCAAGTACAAGCTAAATCTTTTACGTCAACCACTTCAGGAAAGTTCGTAATCCAAACAATGGAAACCTCAGAAACATTGACTACCAGTGGTAATACAGATGACGCTTTAGCCAGCGTCTCTCTAGATAGTAATATATATAAAGTAATGGGCAAGAAATTTCCTGTTACCTTAGAAATTGTATCCGGATTTGCAGATGTTGCCGCGAATTTTGGTATTCAATACTCTTTAGATGGTACGAATTGGACGGCTACTAAAGATACTTTAGACACTGATACCACTCCTAATGTAACAGGTACCTATACTTACCTAGCTGACTTAACTGACATGGATGTGCCCTTCTTTAGGTTTGTTTTTAACGATTCTTACCTAACAGTAGGGGGATCAGGAACTCTTAAGTTTGGTTTTGCATACAGCAGATGATGTACAACCTCGAGCCCTTGTTATCTCTTGATATAAAAGGATCTTCAGATATAGACGGAGATAATGTTTTACTGTTACATAATAAACATAAACTAGTAGCCCGAGGTTCGGCAAGTACGATTCGTACTATACGCGACGAAGTACTAGAAAGGAGGGGTTTAAAGGTTCCAGAGAAATGGGAAATATCTTGGACCCTGCATCATGGAACTGCTTGGACTCCTGCCTCTTTAGCGTATTTAGAAACATGGGCATGTCCCGAATTCTTTCAAGAATCCTCTACAAACACTGGTAAGTGTGATGAAATTATTAATAAAGTAGATGGGACATCCACTGCGTTTGAGCAAGATGTTTCCAGCAAAATGCCTAGTATTCAAAAGGATATTAATTTCCGGAACTTTGAAGGACTTTCTTTTGACGGGGATACAGATATGATGAAAGGCGTTTCCTCCAGCGCGTGGAATGCAGGAACGCAAGATTTTATGTTAGGAGTTGTTACTAATAACGATCCTGATAGCGGTGCACGCGCTCCTTCGGTCTCCAAAAGAGATGGAGATTATTTTATATTAGAACAAGATAATTCGAGCGGTCGAGAGAATATAGTGTTTAAACTAGGCGGCATAGAATATACAATAACTCCAGACAGTGATAGAAGAGTTACAGTCTGCGGCCGAAAGGACGGATATCCTTTTATATATTGCAATGATGACAGTGTCGTAGCAACCTCTACAGATCTTACCAGTATTTCTGTGAATTATAAACCCTGGATAGGAGATAAACGTCTCAGTTCAGATGAATATATGGGCGAAATATATGAAATTGTTTTCGTTAACGAAAGCCTCGGGTCATCAGGCAAGGAAGTTACTACAGAAAATATAGAAAAGTTACTAGGATATCTGGCACATAAATACGGTCTACAGTCCTTATTAGGAAATGAGCACACTTATAGAAGCTCCCCTCCTTCGGACGGAGCTGTTTAAAGAAAGGTTAACTAATGATGGAAAACGGGTGGGATCAGTATAAAAGATTAGTAATCAGTGAGCTTGAAAGGACTAACTCAAGGTTGAATTCTGTAGATAAAAGACTAACACGAATCGAACGTAACATAGCAATCTTACAAACTAAAACAGCAGCGTGGTCTGCAGGGATTGCTTTATTTATTTCTGGGAGCACTGGTCTCCTAATTAAAATCCTTTGACTCTGGGGAAACAGAATAATCGTAAGGAGATACTATAATGGAAGAAACACAACAAGGAAACAATAACTATCAAGATCCACAAGGGGCAGTAGAAGGGCAAGACAGGCTCTCGGAAATGCAAGGCGATGTTACAATCACTCCTGCAGAAAGAGCTGCGCAAGAAGAGAGGGTTAAGTTTGAGAAATACGTACAAAACGAAGGGGCTCCTATTCCCGCGAACTACAAATCAGCAGGAGATTGGTTTGATTCTCTGAAAGAAGCACAGGCTCAATACACTCAAGCAAGACAGGAGATCTCTTCTCTTAAACAACACTATAATGAAAAGGGAGTAGAGAATCCTAATTACGTCCCACCTGAACAGCAACAACAAGAGGCTGTTAACAGTCCTGAGGTTGCTGATACACCAAGGACAAACGAAGAACTAAGATTAAACCTAAGTCAAAAAGAAGAAGAAGTTATAGCTGATACAGTAACTGAAGAACTTTGGGATCAGTGGCGACAAGAACTAGTGGTTTCTGGAGACATCTCTCCTGAAACTCAGGCGGAGATTAAGAAAACTACAGGTTTTAACGAAACCATGATCAATGATTATATCAACGGTCAGAAAGCTCAGATGAGAGAGGCTTACCAGAAATCAGGCGACCTAGTTGGAGGAACTGATCGTCTTAATAAAATATTTAAATGGGCAGAAGATAGTCTGTCTGTTGAAGAACAAGCTAATATTAACATAGGTCTGTCTGGTCCTACCTATGAAGTTACTTTAAAAGGATTAGAAGCGATGTACAATTCTAATTCAGTTGCGAACGCTAAGGCCGAAGAGCCACAGAGCGCTCCTAATACTGAATCAGTTAGTGCATCAGATACAGGTTTTGTGTCATATACTACTAAGAGGGAATTCATGGCAGACCGCAATAACCCTCGGTTTAAGCTAGAACCAGCTTTCCGAGAGGCTGTGGAGCAACGAATGCTTCTTACTAATTTTAACACATTACCTGACTAAGGTTAACGGGCCTTAGTAAGATAGGGGAAGTTATTAACTATATTAAATCCCTCCCTAATAAGGACAATGGATGGATATTTCCTATAACGGACCACGTAACAAGAGAACTCTTTAAGAATAATTCTCAGGCTATGTATATTGTTACCCGTAAATTATTTTTATTTTAATATAGGAGATATAAACAATGGGTTTATATAACATTCCACAATCTGACCTGTTCTCACGGGGAGCTACAGGCGTAGACATGCTCGATGGAGCTAGAGGAACCAATCCATCAAAACTCTGGCTACCGATTTGGTCCGGAGAGGTTATTCATGCATACGATGAATATAACAAATTCGAAGGTATGGTAGACTCGCGTACTATCACTAGCGGTACTACGATGGAGTTTCCCATCACAGGTACTGTAGCACTGAAGCCCGCATGGGGCGCTGGTGAAGAACTCGCCGGTGGTACCGATTCTGCAGCAACTACCTTCCAGATTAAACTTGATAAGCGTCCGATGGCCGCTCACTTTGAACTAGATAACATCGACTTGATGATCACTCAATGGGAGTATCGTTCAGAGCTAGCACGTCAAGCAGGTCTTACTCTTGCAAATGCACGAGATAAGCAAATTGCTGCTTATATCGCTAGGGCAGGCATGGAAGATGCTATTGGAAATGATCCTAGATCATTGACTCCAAAAGCTCCTTTCTCTGATACAGGTTATGCTAACCTAGGACTAGGGGACGGGAGTGGCAATGAAACAGACGCAGCTCTGCTCCTTCTTAAGAATATCGAAGACTGGATGGTTTACCTCCAAGAAAACGATATCACTACTGAAGGCGTTTATTGCGCTGTTACGCCAAAAGCGTTTGCAAGTATTCGTGCCCTTGGTGTAGCCCGCGAAAACACAGACCTAAATCCCGGAGGTACGTCAGCAATGTTTGCAGGTATCGCTGAACAAGGCGGTCTCGGTAGTTCGTTGGCTGGTCGTCCCAGTGTAGAGGAAACTCTAACATACATGGGTTGTACAATCTGTAAGACTAATCACGGGCCTTTTGTTGATTATACTGAGTCAGATGCCGTTGAAATTGGCGAAGATCGTTATAATCTCGACTTCGCTGGTGGCGGTGTTAAAGCAGTCATGTGGCAACGTAATTCAGTAGCTTCTTTGAAACTACAAGGATTGAAAGTAGATACTGTGGATGACGTACGTCGTAATACAGCGTTTACTGTTGCAAGCGTAATGGCAGGTACAGGCGTTCTACGTCCTGAATGTGCTTGTGTTTGTTGCGATCTAACTGCCGATAGTGACTCAGATTCAGCCGTCACACGCGCTGAACTACGTACAGCTACAAGCATGTCTGCTGAATATTATACTGCAACAGGTGCATAACCTGACGTTTCTAGTATAAATTTTCGCCAGCCCTTTCCGAAAGGAGGGGGCTGGTTTTTTAAAAGGAGGAATAAATGGGAGTAATTTCTAAGTTAGAAGCAGTGAATCACATGCTATTGATGGCAGGAGAATCCTTGGTTCCTGATCTTAGTTCGAGCGGAGGAATAGATACAGAGATATCTCTTTTTCTTTTGGATCAGTTAATTACTGATACACAACTAAGAGGTTTAGCTAACAACAGATACGTAAAGAAATATAATCTAGAGGCTGACGGAAACATTGTACTTCCTCAAGATACTATTGCAGGAGAGCTGGTATCTACACATTTAAATGACGATAATATCTCTATTAAAGGCATCTCTCGGAATAATGAAGCTAGTAACGAAGTACTGTTAGTTAATATCACAGATAATAGCAGTACTTGGAAAAAAGAAACTGATTATTATGTAGAGATAATCTACCAACTAGATTGGGAAGAAATAGATACGCCTACTCAACGCACAATTATGGCTTCAGCGGCTCGGCAGTATCAACTTGTCATGCAGGGAGATGGGGATATAGATGCGTACTTAGGAGCTGTAGAACAGATGTTCAAATACACAAGCAGAGGACATGATATCGATGATTATAAAGCTAGTGTATACAGCAGTCTTTCCAGTAAAACAAAACAAGCTATAGGAAACCGTAGATCTAATAACGATACAAGTAAGTACCGATTCTGGAGAACAACGAATGGCTAAGAGCAGAGGTCGTACCTTTTTCCCTGTTAATATTAACATCCCCACCTTGGCTGGAGGCGTAGGAAAGCAGGATCCAAGTAAGAGGTTAGCTACAGAAAGCGAAGATGTAGATAATTTTATCCTTTCTGTGGAAAAATCTGCCGAAAAAAGAATGGGTATATCCCCCATCAGTACTGTATCTCTTGGGGTTGATACTAAGACAGGACTGCTTTTAGAGTTATCTGATTCTCTAGACTCCGGCGATGCTAACTTATGGTATCACTGGTTCAAGCCGTCTGCAGATAAGTACTTCCTAATTGTAATCGATATGGGAAACCAGGATACTTCTTTCAATAAGAATAATTCGTGGGTATATTCCCTTAATTCAGATAATGAGATAGAGTACATAGGGCAACTGAATGCGCCTGTAACAGGCGATACTGTGTATAACGAAAACAGGAAAATGTGGGAGTACTTATCATACAACCCAGAAAATAAAGAAGCATCTGAATGTCTTTACGCTTTTACTATAGGTTCTTCTCTTATTATAATAAACAAAGAAGTATATGCAGGCTTTTCTTCTTCGGGTAACACAGACAATGTAGCGGATTTCTTAAAAGACTTTGGAGGAGTTCCGTATACAGCCGTTTCAGATCCAGAGGGCTATGCCAATGTAGATTATTTAGGGATTCCTACTACGTACGAAACCAGTGTAACGGTAGATGCCTCAGGTTTTGCAGAAGTATGGACAGCTTATTCTGATTATATATCGGGAGAAGTATCTATAGATAGAGAGGATACACATCCTGAAGACGATACCAAGCACGGTCTTTGGAGGGTTCCTAATTTTGTATCTATTATTGTAGGACCAGAAGGAGAGATATATAATTCTTTCCGTCCTTCTAATCAATTAAGTTATGATCAGGCTAACCTGCCTATTAGATATTCTGTTCAAGGTGTTGATTCCGACCAGACAGAGAACGTGTCTATGGAAGTACAAGGGATGTCGGGAGGAACGTCTTCTACAAAAGCGATAGGTAGTATTCAATTAAAATATAGAGAAAACACGGACGACAGTGACTCGGATAATGATAATTGGATTATCCCTGGAGTAAATCAAGCACTTCCTATAAACTGGGAGCAGGCGGTAGAGATATGGAATTCAGAGAATTCTTGGGATTCAGATGGATGGACACCTGGACAAGACGGTTCTGCTCCAGCAATTTCGTTTACTGCTACTGATTTAATATTCGGAGAAGAGACATTTTATGATGCTGATAGACCTATTTTATTTAGATATATAAGACTATCTACTACGATTCCTCAGGGAGATGTTCGCTTTTTCACAGACGACGGATTCGTCTCATATAAAGCAAGCTGGCATACTTTAAATAATTCACCACCCCCTGATACCTCAAATGGTGCCACCCTGTTTCCATATTTAGTTACTCTAGGAATACAGGGCTGTAATTCCTTTGGAGACATCGTAAACGCTTTGTGGGCAGGCTTGAATAAACTAAAATGGACAGAGAACGGAGATGATCCTAATGAATATCCTGACGCTCCTCGCTGGTTTACTTGGCTTAATTACGAAGCTACTCCTAATACTACAGGAACCGGTTTAGATATTTCCGCACTTTACTATCCCGAGCAGTGGATCAAAGAGTGCGAAGATCCAGAGAAACCTTGGCATGAAACTAACAATCCTCAGGTATATACAGAGTATATAAAAGCCAGTGATTATTATTATCCAGATCCTGACAAGAAATATCTAGGACAAGCTGTTGCAAAGTTCAGTGATTTGAAGTTTCCTCCAACAGAATCTTCTTACACTGCCCGTAACAGTGCTGAAGATATTATAAAAAGTTTGTATCCTGAATCAGGAGACGAGGATGGAAGAGGCAAGGTATATTACTTAGATCAAGAATACCAAGGAGCTTCTGAGGGACACTATAGAGTAATCAGTTTAGAGAAACAACCTTATTTAGAGAAACTTAGGACTCCTGATAACATGGGTCTTTTAGATCGCTTCAGGATGCCCAAGCAAATAGCAGTAGACGAAGAAGGGAATTGGCTGTTACGTCATATTGGGTGGGATATGAGAGACACCGGATCAAAACAAACAAACCCAGGTCCTTCTATATTTCACGACGGAGAAGGGAACACAAAAGAATCTCAGATTAAAGCTGGCGTATTCTATAGAGATCGTTTGTTCTTAGCGAGTAATGACACTTTGTTTTCTTCTCGATTAGGAGACTGGGATAATCTGTGGATGGACAATCCGGACAGCATGAAGGTTACTGATCCTCTTGATTTAACGGTCACCAGTACATCGTATACTCCTATTAGACATCTAAAACCATACAGAAGTTTTTTATTCTTAGGAACATCCGGAGATGTGCAGTACGAGTTACTTGGTTCTGAGAATATCATATCGCCTTTAACAGCTGAAGTATCTCCTACATCTTTCTACGGAATGACAGAACATACTGAACCTGTTTTAATGAACAATAGTTTATTCTTCTTCGGTAAAAAGAAATTATATATTTATTTTGGAGAACAGAGTGATACTCATCAACAAGCTGTAGAACTTACTTCGAACTGTCCTGGATATTTACCTGAAAATCCTTTTAACGCGGTTGTTTCTACAGATACTAATAAGATAGTTGTGTTAGATAAAGATAAAAGAAATAAATTATATGTCTACACTAATCGTATTATGGGAGAAGAGATCGTACAAAACGCTTTCTCTACCTTAACTTTATCTGAAGATATTGCAATAGAATCCATGACAACTATGGACGACAAGCTTCTCATGGTCTTGAAACAAACAGATAATGAAACTGATTATCTTTCTTGTGTTTCCCTCAGTCTTCAGGCTGAGGATCTAGAGACTCCTAGATTAGATCATGTTTTATTATATAATGGCACTGCTGGTGGGTCGTCAGATGCTTTAGATATATCGAGCATGGTTTACGATGCAGACACAGATACTACTAATATACTAATAAGATCTTCTACTCATGACTTAGATACTCTTATTATATGGGATTACTATACAAATGATTTAGGTTATAAAGGAGAAGAAATAGAAGTAGTTAGCTCAGAAGGTCTGGGCAATTCTTATGGGGTTTCAGACGATCTCGTACGTATAGGAATCTCAGGAAATTGGGTCAATATCTTAGAGACAACTACATTTTATATAGGTAAGAAGTATGAAGCTTCGATAGAGTTAAGTCCCCAATTCGTTAGAGGGGAACAAGGGGAAGTCGCTAATGGTGTTTTAAATCTCAGGTATGGTTTATTTAGATACTTTAATTCAGGAGCTTTTACTGTGGAAATATCTCGGGAAAACCGAGATAAAAAAGAATATCAATTTAATATAGACTACACGGATGATAGAGAAGGTACCATTGATTTTAGTCTGTTTAAAAATTCAGGGGTATTTAAGGTACCTATTCTAGGCTTCTCTTCTGATATTACTATGAAAATTGTATCAGATTCTATAAGTCCTTTAACATTAAGTAGTATAGAATTTACAGGCAAGTTTAAGAAAAAAATAAAGATATTAGGAGATTAGCAAATGAGTAACAATAATAAGGAACCTATTACTTTTATAGAGTATATAAACCCCGGTTCTTATACCCTTGACTATAGTACGTTGGTGCCTTATATGGACCCGTTAATTCCACACGAAGATCAGCTGGAAGTTGAGAGACGTTTTGCGTGGGTAGACAGTATAAATGACGAGGGACTTTTGAGTGGGGAAGAGAAGAAAACACTATACTCTTTGCCTTACCAAGGGATTACTACATCTCATCCTGTTCAAACATCCTCTGGAAGTCCTATGTATTCTGTAGATGAGGATAATAACAATATTACAATGTCTCAGACAGCTGCAGATTACACGTGGTATGGGGGCGGGGTACATCACAGTAGATCAGCAGGAGATATAGTCCTACCTTTCTACGAACCCGCTGTGCATGTTGTTATCATCAAAAGAAAAACAGCTATAGATATTAAGAACCAGAACTGGGAACCAGGAGCTAAGATAACCGCCACAAGACTGAACTCTCAGTTCACTCAGCTATTAAACATAGCTCAGGAATTACAAAGATTTATAGAAGATCCTCAGAAATGGGATACTTACGTAGGGAGTCCTGAAGGTATCTGTCCTCTGGATAGCAATGCTAAAATACCTTTCAAATATATCCCGGAAAGCTTGGGAGGCACTGACGGAGATCCCTCTTATAATCTCGAAGAACATGATATAGAAGAATTGGGTAACGTATCCTCGAATCCTGCGGAAGGTAACGTCTTAGTTTATAATACTGATACCGGCAAGTGGGAACCTCGTACTGTTATGGATGTACTAGTAGATCTTTCCAGTGCCCAGGACGGCGATGTATTGTACTGGGACGGCTCTAAGTGGGATCTTACAGCTAATTCATTGGAGAATCTAACAGATACAGATATTTCTGCTTCAGTAAAAACAGGAGAGATAATCTTCTACGATGGATCAGAATGGAAGAACCCTGTATGGGCAGATTCTCCAGATGATGGCGATGTCTTAGTATGGGACGACGCTAATAACAAGTGGGTGGCTGATACAGTAACCCCTGTTGTATCGGAAACAACGCTGAGTAATTATAGTATAGGGCAGTTTAACGATGTATGGTACCCTGGACCAGATGCGAACGGTGAGTACGCCTACGACTGGAGAACTGGTGATGTCCTTGTGTATTGGAAGAACATTGAT